CGCTAGGAAAGGAGCTTGTATGAGCGCCGTGCTAAGTGATGTTGCTGAGCCAGCCATTATTGGTTTACACATAGGAGGTAATTCTCGCACGAATGCAGGAATTTGTGTTACGTGCACCGAACCACAGATTGAAGATGCAATGAAGCATTTTGAGACTGCGGGGTATTTTATGTCGGCTAATGCAACTGCGATTCCAGAAACACAGTGTGGTAAATCACTGTTAGTGTCCAAGGATATACATCCGAAAGCACTGCACTTACAGCAGATGAGTACTGATTATGAAGTTCACAAGATAGGTTCCGTGAAATTACGGAACAAGCACTCTAGTGCCGTTGAACCATCTTTTCTATCAGAACGCATTGAGAAACATTGTGGAGTTCCCAACACATGGGGCCCACCTGCGATGAAGTGTAATTGGATTCCTTTCAATGCCAACGTAGACAAGTTTGGTAAACCAGGCAAGATGTTTGATCCACTATTATTGGAACGCGCAAAGCGTGATTGGTTACAACCGATTTTGGATGTCATCCCTACGTTCAGAGACTATGAAAGTTCTGAGAAAGTAGATACGATGCGCCCATTGACGATGCGTGAAACTATTATGGGGATCAACGGGATTCGGTTTATCGATCCCATTCCTATGAATACAGGAACTGGGTTTCCAAATTTTGGTCCAAAGAATAAGGTTGATGCGCAAGGCATTCCAATGTATTTTGTGGAAGAGTTTGACGATCGTGGTCGTATATTGAATAGGATACCAACGCCTTTGATTATGGAAGAATATGAGCGCTTACGTTCTTGCTATCTTAGCGGAGACAGAGCGTACCCAGTTACAACGGCTACCTTGAAGGACGAACCTACAAAGGTGGATAAGATTAAAGTGCGTGTTTTCCAAGCCGCACCCGTTGCATTGGGACTGTTAATCCGTATGTATTGCTTGCCTGTTGCACGTTTCTTATGCATGCATCCCATTTTAGCCGAATTGGCTGTTGGAGTAAATGCATTTGGTCCACAATGGAAAGAATTGATGGATCATGCAACCAAGTATTCATCGGAAGATAAAATGCTCGGATGGGATTATTCCAGTTTTGACGTGAGAATGAATTCTCAGATCACACGTACTGTATGGAACATATTCATAGAGATCGCTCAAGCCATGGATTATCCTGATGAAGCATTGGCCATCATGAAAAATATGATCGTTGACATTTGTCACCCTCTGATTGACATGAACGGATCGATGCTCATGGCGATGGCTATGAACACGTCTGGAAATAACATGACCGTGTATGTGAATAGCGTCGCGGGTAGTTTATACGCTCGCATGGGCTTTTTCCACGTGTTCCCTAAAGAACGCAATTTTCGTGAGTGCGTTGCTCTGTTAACATATGGCGATGACGCTACTGGCTCAGTTCGCAAAGAATTCGAAGAATTTAATTTTATTACTTATAAGCGATTCTTGGAAGAACATGACATGGGCTTGACATTGCCAGATAAAACCAATGATGAAGCGGC